CTAGAGCGTAAATAGTTGCTTGCAACTATTCCCAGATAAAGGTTTGATAACGAATTAGTAAGGGGTTTACCTATGCCAGGAAAGCCAACACCGAACGAGATAAAACAGCGCCGAGGCACTTTGAGAGCGGATAGGGTGCTCACTCCCTCGCTTAGGAGCGAACTACTCCAGGGAGACATTCCAGAGCCTCCACAGGGCCTTGGAGAGCTTGGGAGAGCGGTTTGGGGGCAAGTGCTTACCGAGGCGAGCGTTTGGGTCAGCTATAAGTTGGACACTTTTCTTTTGGGGATAGTGTGTGACCAATTCGAGGAAAGAGCTTCCCTTAGGGAGTTGGTCTTAGAGCAGCCAGATCAGCCCAGGCTTCGGATAGCGCTTAGAGAGCTTGATAAAGCGTTAGTAAGCAACTTAGCAACCCTTGGACTCACTCCAACCGACAGGGCCAGGCTCGGATTCGTGCAAGTGAAGAAAGAAAGCAAGCTGGAAGCGCTTATGAAAATGCAAGAGGAGCGGAGAGCTGCTCATTACCCCCGAGAGGCTGTTAGTTAGTAAAGCTAGGTCTTTACCTTGGCTAACCCTTGATAACCCGTTAGAGAGCCTTCCAGGGGCCTAATTTTTCCCTCATCTTGACTAGACAGCGGCCTTAGTGTGCTCGGGGTGCTGTTTGGCTATCCCTTCCAGAGATAAACCCCGCCCCCGTAGATGACGGGGGGCTATGGGTAAGGCTTGAGTTACTTCTTCTTGGGTTGCATAAACCCAATGATGATTGCTCCCAAGATCGGGCTGAGAAGTAATGAGAGGAAGAAGCCTCGGGCGAATGGGAAACCTTTCTTCTCTCCATAGCGGCCAACAAACACGCTCAAGCCAGCGCTAAGAATGAATAGAACAAATACCAGGCTGTTATCTGCCACTAGTTTCCCCCTTGTAGTTGTTTCTAATCTAAATGAGCTTTGAGTTACTTACCTGTCAGGCGTTGCCAGAGCGATCTTCGGGCTTCCTGGGTGGCTCGGGTCTCGAGGGTGGCGAATAGGTAGCGCTCTCGCTGGCGGTAGCTGTCTAGCTCTTGGTCTGCTCGCCTGAGTAGCTCTTTGGTTGCTTCCAGCTCGGCTTGTAGCTTGTAAATGTCTTGCTGTAACGCTTCGGGGAATGAGGCGAAACCAGACTCTTGATTAGCCTTCACGCTGTCTATGAGTCCAGCGGCTACTAGGTCGGTGAACGGGATTCGCCAGAGCTTCCGCTTGCCTTCTTGTATCTGGCTAGCTCCAGGGAGTAGGCCCTTCTCTAGCTTGGCTCGGATAGTAGGAATGCTTAGGTTGGTTGCCTTAGCTGCCTCGTTTATGTTCAGGTAATCCTTCATAGCCTCAGGGTATTAGCTGAGAGGCTCTAGGAAGCTCTAGGGCTGGCGTGTTTACCAACTCTTGATAATTACTTAACAACCCTTAGAAAAGGTCGGCGCTCGCTACTTGGGGCAGGTGGATAGTCATCTTCCCAGCCGAGTCGCTGAATAAGTAGCTGGCCGAATACTTCCCAATTTATCGGGGCTGTTAGATGTCCCTCGGGTGGCTTGCTTGCTATCAAGATCTCGGCGGATAGTTCAAAGCCTCGCTCTTTGGCGGCTGAGTAAAGCGGTGCTAGCCAGGCTCTCAAGTCATCATTCATTAGGAAACCTTTACTAAGTCTTTGAGGGTCATAGTTGCTTTATCTAGCTTGCCCATTAGGTAGCCCATTGGCCCCTGGCGGTTTTTCTGAATGGTGATAACCAGGCTTCCGACTTCATCACTATGAAGCATTAGAACAGCGTCGGCATCTTGCTCGATTGCTCCCGAGTCTCTGAGGTCAGCGAGGCTAGGCGCTCCAGGTCTTTCCTCGGCTTTTCGGTTGAGCTGGGCCAGGGCGATTATCGGAATGTCTAATTCCATAGCGAGGCTTTTGAGCTGGCCGCTAATAGCTGTGACCTTCTCATAAATGCTCGAACCCTTGGCTTCCATTAGTCCCAGGTAGTCAATTACTACAGCCCCGAGCTTGCCTCCCGAGTTGCTTTTGATAGCTCTCAGGGCTGGCCTTAGCTGAGTCACTTCTCGGCTTGGAGTGGCGATTAGGTGGAGGCTTTGAGAGAGATCTCGATAAGCCAGGGCCAGGGCTTCCTTGTCTTTCTCAGAGATTGTTCGGCGATCTATTGCGCCTATGTTTATACCCGTCTTTGAGCTAAGCGCTCGGGTAGCTAGTTCGCTCCCTGTCATCTCAAAGCTAAAGAATGCGGCGGGTCTTTCGGGTGAGGCTATGCCTTGGGCGAGCTGTAACCCTAAGAGAGTTTTTCCGACTCCAGGGCGGGCGGCGATTACATAGAAAGCCCCAGGGCGTAACCCGCCAATAACTTCATTGAGAGCGGGCCAGGGTGTCGGTATGAAGCGGGGGGCATTGTCCAAGTCATCTATAACCCTCGAGGCTGCTTCTCTAAGAGTCTCGCTCTTGCTTATCAAGCCTTTATCTTGAGTTTTACTAAGGGTTAGTAAGGCGGTATCTATTGCTTGCTCTACATCAGACTCAGGGTTTCCCGCTGTCTGTCTCAGGGTGTCGGCCAGCTCGATTAGGCGGCTTCTCTTTCCTACCTTCACAACGAGGGCGGCCCAATGTTCGGCGGCTGGGGCGGCTATCTCGCTAGTGACTTCCCAAGCGGCGGCCTGGTATCTCTGGGGAAGCCTTGAAGATAAAACAGCCTGGTCAATGGGCTGGCCTTCATCTCTCATCTTGAGCAGCTCTTGAAGCATTTCCCGAGTCTCTAGCTGAATGAGATCAGAGGGCTGAATTGCCAGGCGGTCAATGGTCTGAAAGCTGTCCGAGGGTGCGAGGAGAATTGAAGCGATAAGCGCCCGCTCTGGGTTGGTGGTCATTAGCTAACCGCTCTGAGTGCATCAGCTTTGAGCTGTAGCTCTCTCATCTCTCGGGGCAAGTGTGAGTAATCGGGTGGAGATTGCTTTGGGAGTTCTCGGGGAAGCAGCTTCTCGGGGTTGCTGAGTGCAATAGCAGAGAGGTAAGCCCGAACATCTTGGGCCTTGATAGCTAGGAGGTCAGCCTTGGCTCTAATTAGCGCTCGCTTCTCTGGGTGCTCCAGAGCTTCTTTTAGTTCTCTTTGGTTAGGGTCGAGTTCTCCCGCTTCGGATAGCGCCTTTTCAATAAAGGAAAGAACTCCTTCTCTCTCTTTCTTCTCTTTCTTAAGGTGTCCTACTGAGTGGGGCGTGTCGTGTCCTAATCCTGTCGGCGTGTCGCTTTGAGTGGTCTTTTCAGCCAGGGCCTCGAACTCACGCTCTAGGCGAGTGGTCTTGAGCTTTCGGTTTCCGTTGGCGTGGTCGAGCTGGCATTCAGCGGGGCATTCCAATACCCAAGTAATAGCCCTGGGAGATCTTGAGCCTGGGATAGTTTCAGGAATGCGGATAACCCCGAGGCTGTCCAGCTTCTCGAGTGCTCGCTGAATTGTGCGCTTGCTAGTGACTCCCACGCTCTCGGCGTAGATAGTGCGAAAAGGTAGCTGCTCGCTGGGGCTGTTAGGTCTTATTCGCCTGGCGATTGCTTGGGCTACAGCTCCCTCGGCTGGGGTAAGCGAAAGTAGGGCTGAGTGGGCAACGAGCTGCCATTCTTCATTGAGGCTCATAGTGTCTCTAACTGTTAGTTTTGCGTTGGTCTCGACACCTTCCAGAGTGTTCGGCCACCTAGAGACTATGGCAACTATTTACAGCAAAAAGTTCAACTCTCGGGTGTGTCGGAAATTGCTTTGGGACACGCCAAGGCGAAAAGATTGCGAGCGCCGACAACTAAACCTGCTTAGAATTAGAACGCTCAGAAGGGATCACTTGGAATTACGGCTTTCCAGAGCTGCCAGGTGAGAGTTGAGTTTTGCGGCCCCCGTCTTTATGGCGGGGGTTTTCTCATTCAGCGGCGCTCTATAAGCTCCAGAATTAGCCAGAGTCCAACCCCTGCGAAAAAGAGAATTACTCCAGGCCAAAGCAGCCAAGGCTGAGACATAAAAAGCCCAATAAATCCGAGGATAATCCCGACAACGAGAATGAAGAAAGCAAGAGCGGCGAATACTTTCATTGTTAGTTCTCCTCAAACCAGGGCGTTAGGTCGGCTGTCCCTCGAGCGCTTGAGCGAGCTTCCAGGTTGATCTCTTTCAAGGCATTGAGCGAATAGAACAGCTCCACAGCTTCGATTACATTCGGGTTTAGTTCGGCTGAAACCAGGCTTAGCTCTAGGCTGGCGAGCTGCTCGGCTAGTGAAGCCTCGGGGTTGGCGCTTGCTTGAGTCAGGGCGGCGATTAGCGGCCCAAAGTCTGCTCCAGGTCTTTCCATTACTACCCCTTTACTAAGACTTTACTCTGAGGGCTTTGGAGAATGGCCCGAATAGTTGCGGGCTGCCATTGACCGCCTCGAGGGGTCTGGTGGCCCTTGATCTCTAGCTCTTTGATAATCCCCCTGAGGCTGCTTCCTGAGGCGTGAGCCTTCACTATGAAGCGGCGGGTCTTAGGGTCTAGCTTGCCCTTGTAGCCCTGGGTAACTCCCCAGACTTCTCCACGCTCTCGGCGGGCCTGGTGTTGTCTCTTTACTCTCTCGCTAGTCATTGAGCTTTCAAACTCGGCGAATAGCGCTAGCTGGCCCAAGAACATCTTTCCGCTAGGTGTTGTGGTGTCCAAGTCCAGAGAGTTGATTACTAGCCTCCAGCCTTTTTTCTGGGCAGATTGAGCGATCTCTAGGGCGTGGATAGTCGAGCGGGCCAGGCGGTCAATGTCTTGAACGAATAGGGCCTGAGCTTGGCCCTTGTTTAGCCTGGTTAGGGCCTCATTCAACTTAGGGCGGTTGGACTTCCTACCTGAGCCGCTTTCCAAGATCAGCTCCACCTTGTAGCCAAGGCTTTCTGCTTTCTTTACTAAGGCCTCACTCTGGCTGTCTAGGCTGTGGCCCTGGTCAGCTTGGCGGTTAGTGCTAACTCTGGCGTATAACAGCGCT